TGATACACTCAATGAGTTGATGAGATTCATTGAAAAGAGGATTTAAAGTGGATTTAAATGAATTAACATTAGCCAATATATTCATGAATAAATTGAGTTATATGTTGGTTAAACTTAAACCTAAAAGTGTTAACGTTGAAAGGAAACCTTACAAACGTAATAAATATGAATATCACGTGGAGTTGGTGTTAATATGACACCAGAACCATTGAAAGTTCCACTTTTAGAAAAAGTGGAGTCAAAAAATGATTAAAGTATTAAACTTATATGCTGGAATAGGAGGAAATAGAAAGCTTTGGAAAGGGGTAGAAGTTACTGCTATAGAGAATAATAAATCTATAGCTAAAATTTACAAAGACTTTTTTCCTAAAGATAAAGTTATAATTGCAGATGCTCATAAATTCTTATTAGAACACTACAAAGAGTTCGATTTTATTTGGAGTAGTCCACCATGTCCAAGCCATAGTAGAATGAATTTCAGTTACGGAATTCACAGAAACAGAAAATATCCAAATATGAAACTATACGAAGAAATTATTTTTTTAAAATATTGGTTTAAAGGAAAGTGGATAGTAGAAAATGTTATTAGCTATTATGAACCATTAATAACACCTTATTTAATACAAGGTCATTATATTTGGACTAATATGAATATTTCATCTAATGAATTTAAAGGTAAGAGATTAAAAGTAAGAAATGATGTAGGTCAAACAATTAAAGTTAAGATGAAAGAGAAGAATATTTTTATTAAAGATTTTCATAATTATAAAGGAGATAAAAGAACTTTATTAAATAATGCTATAGAGCCAGAATTTGGACTTTATTTGTTTAATAAAGCATTTGAGGACGTGATAAAATGATAGAGAAGATTAAAGATGGTTATCCAATAACAAACGAAAAGATTAATGAAATAATCGAGGTGTTAAATGAAATATGAAAGACGGATATCTATATTGGAAACGTGCAATTCAAGACATAGAACGTGCTATTCAAAGTAATGAAGAAGCGTTGTTTGTAAACAAAGCATTTTTGGAGAAGGCGAAGGAAGAAGTGAAGAAGTATCCCAAGCCTCCAAAGGAAATAGAGGGGTCAGGATGAATTCAATGATTCATGAATGCCAAGAGTGTGGTGGCTGGTTTGACACTCATGAGGATATGGTTAGTTATTTACACAAATGTAAGAGTAAATATCAACATATTAACATTTCAATTGAGAAAATACAATGATTGATTACATTCTTTATGCATTAATGTTTTGGTGGACTTACAAACAGTTCTTTGACTTCTTAGCAGGCCACTAAAGCTAACACTCAACATATACAGAACCACCTTTGAAACTCATACTTCGTTTCAAAGGTAAGCTTCTATATAAAGTTTCGCTTATAGCTTTAGTGCCCTATCAATCTTTAGAAAAGATTGATCAAAGCTTAGCAGGCTAGAGGGGGGGCTAGCGTGCTAACGGGCTGGAGAGCCACGTGTTGGTGGCAAGCTAAGCTTGCCACCCGCAGCGTGTTAGCGTTGTGGGCTAGCAGCTGAGCTGCTAGCCAGTAGTGCACACACACAGGCAACACATATAGCAGAGAGGGGCAGCTTTAATTTGTTTTATACTGTAAGCGAGTTTCAAAAGTAAAGTAGAGAATAAATTAAGACTTAACACAAATTTATTATTTTATTCATATATAATTATTGTTCACTACTACTACTACTACTACCTACAAAGTAAATAAATAAGTATATACTCCCGTAACAATAACTTTAAATAGTTTGAGTAATAATTATATAATTACAATGGTAAACAACCAAACAAGATACAAGGCAAATCCAAAGGTAATGACTTCTGTGACTATATCTCCAGAGTTTTACCAAGAGTGTAAGAAACACGACATTGGGTTCTCAGAGGCGATGCGTGTTGGCATAAGCGTGCTGTTAGCCGAGAAGGGCGTAGCAGAATATGACAACAAATTGAATATCGTCAGGAAGAGAGACGCATTGATTAGTACAATAGATTCATTAACTAATCAAAAAGAACAATTAGATCACAGATCGGAGTTGAAGAGCGGTGAAGTTAGACCAATGGCAAAAACAGATATTGGATACTAAAGGGAATATCTGTGTACGATCTGGAAGGCAAGTAGGCAAAAGCACAATCGTCTCAATAAAGGCAGGAGACTATGCAGTTAAAAATAGAAAGAAGACTATACTAATAATATCTTCAACTGAGAGACAGGCTTACTTACTTTTCGAAAAAGTATTTAGTTACCTTTACGATAATTACCCAAAGAAAATAATATTAAAAGGTAAAGATCGTCCTACTAAGACGAGAATAAAGTTATTTAACAAATCAGTTATTTATTGTCTCCCTACTGGACCAGATGGACACGGTATAAGAGGATATACTGTAGATCTACTAATCGCAGATGAGGCAGCCTTCATCGGAGAAGACGTCTGGACAGCTGTCACGCCAATGGTAGCAACCACGCAGGGAGACGTTATACTCTTAAGTACTCCTCACGGAAGATCAGGGTACTATTACGACTGTTTTAGTAGACCGAACTTTACAAGTTTTCACATTTCTAGTGAGAATTGTGGTAGAATTCCTAAAGAATACTTAGATGCAGAGAAGTCAGTGATGTCTAAAGTCCAGTATGCACAGGAATATTTAGGTGAATTCATAGATGAATTAAGACAATTCTTCCCAGATCACTTAATTAAACAGTGTATGACATCAGAAAGAAGACCCGCAGAACCCACAAGACGCTATTATTTAGGTGTAGATGTAGCTAGAATGGGTGCAGATGCTAGTACTTTCGAGATAGTAGAGAAGGATGGAGACTATTATAACCACGTTGAGAACCTTGTTACACGTAAAACATTGACAACTGAGACAACGAATATGATATTACACTTAGAAAAGTTGTGGAATTTTAAACAAATATTCATTGACGATGGTGGAATGGGAGTGGGAGTCTTCGATCAGCTGTTAACAGAGGAATCTACGCGAAGAAAAACAATCGCGATCAATAATACAAATCGTCCTCTTGATAGAGAAGAGAAAAAAAGAAAAAGAACGTTGAAACAAGATTTATACAATAATTTATTGATGTTAATGGAAAGAGGAAGAATACGATTATTAAAAGATGACGAAATATTTCATTCATTAAAATCTATGCAATACGAATATAATGAAGAAGGAAAAATAAAAATCTTCGGAAATGATAATCACATTTGTGAAGGTTTAGTCAGGGCTGCGTGGGCAGTTAAAGATAAAAGCTTAAATATATGGATAGCATAACTATATTATGGCAACTACATTTTGCGTAAGTGGAGCTGTACTCGCTAAAGCAGGAGCAGGAGTTAGTGACACGATTAAAGCAGGTGGTGGTTCGTCAGGACTTGCAATTGGTGCAGATTATGCAGTTGATGCGTGGATCAATGACGCAGAAAGTAGAATAAATACTAATTCAAGATTTAATTTCACAGATGCTTTTAGTAATTTAAATTCAGATACAAAATTAATTTTAAGAGAAGTGGCAAGTAATTTAGCAGCAGTGTATGCTGTGACGTACGATATGGGAGGTTACACCAGTAGAAGTGAGGCAGAGTCTATCATTAATGTATTATTGTTAAATGCAGATGAAGGATTAAAACAATTGAAAGATAAAAAACAGGTGGACTTCATAGATGGTAGTTGATGATGAATATATGGCAATATTAAAAAGGCATTTCGAAGATTATATAGATTATAGACTTACACTTAAATTACAAGAATTAGAATTCTTATTTGAACAAGAACAAATAAAAATTGCTGGAAAATCTGTTGTAAAAGAAATTCCAGAAGGTTCAAGATATAGGGTATTAAAGAGACAAGGATGGAAATGTCTTTTCTGTGAACAAGTATTGAAATATTCAAAAGCAAAAGAATCATATGATGGAGAAATAGCTCATATAGATCACATTCATCCATTTTCTAAAAGGGCATCATATCCTTTTGGAATGCACAATATTAATGACGAGAGTAATT